CAATAAAAAAACTTAAATTTTGTTATTTATCAAACAAAAAAAAAGGGTAGCCTAAACTACCCCCTTTAAAAACAAAAATCAATCTATTTATGAATTAGTTCCTACTGTAATTGTAGCGGTGGCACTACTCATTCCAGCAAATGGGTCAGCACTTGTTGGGGATTCTACAAAGTTAGCAGGTTTGGTTTCTTGTGCCGATAAAGTTAAGGTATAACCTGAAAGGTCGCCCATAGCTGCACCAGTTACAATAGTTCCCCCAGATACTTCCGCACCGTGTTCCAATCCCATAACAAAGACATTACCATTGTAATCTTCGACTGCCACGTGTGGTCTGCCATAAGCCAAAAGTTTTAATTCTTTGTTATCCTCTTTAGATAATTTTTTAAGAGTAAGGTTTAAGGTTTGCTCAAAAAATGTTGTTCCATTTTCTCTTGAAGCATTAATAGTTTGTTCAAAACTACTATTCCCTTTTAGTTCATATTTAAAGGCAGTGAAAGTTCCTGTCATATCTGTAATTTCGTCATTCGTTTGGCTTACTGTTCCGTAATCACCAAAATCAGTAAAATATACCGCACGAATACCGCCTACTACATCTTTGCAAGGTTCTTTCCTCCCTAATGTTAAATCACAAGCCATATTATTTGTATTAAAAAAGGGTAGGCAGATATAAAACCACCCACCCTTTATTGTTAATTAATCTATTTTTTAGTTGGCAGAGTTTGCAATACCATAAGTACTGATGTCTGATGCAATACCGTACTCAACTCCTGCTGTAAATCTCATTACAACTCTTACGTTTTGTGAACCATCAATGTCAGCCATATCAATTACTTTTACTTGGTTATGGTCAGATAAAAGACCAGTTCCGAAATAAAGGTTTGATTTTTCAGCTGCAATAGCAGTATTGTCAGCAAGACCATTAGCTACAAATAGTTTTACACCATCAAAGCTAAGACCTCCACCTGCATACCATTGAGTACCTTTGTTGTCGGTACCTGCTGCACCCAAGTTAGAAGCAAATCCACCTAAAGCTCTTACATAAGCTCTTGCAATGTTTTGAGAAACATAGATGTACAAATCTTCACTTCCATAAAGAGTAGAAGGAATAACATCCACAAGAGAACCAAGTTGAGCAATGACATTCCCGGCGCTTATAGTGGTTCCTGTCACTTCTTGTGCTGCTGGTAGGTTAGCATCTAAAGCAATTTTAGTAGAAATTCCATCAAATTGTCCGCTTGAGGCGGTGCTACCAGTCCAAATAGACCTTTCGGTTCTTTGTGCAACTTTTCCTGCTACGTGAGCAATAAGAAAATCAGAAAAAGAGGAAGGCAAACTATCAAAAGCAGAATATCCCATTGAAATAGCTTCCCAATCATCTTGAAAATCTTTCTTACAAAGTTGTAGGTTTACTTGTTGAAATTCAGGAGTAAGAGTTCTCTCATCCAATGTAAGGGTAGAAGTAGCCGTAAAATCACAGGTTGCATCTTTTACGATGTCATCGGTACTTACAGTTTTAATAACGTGTTGATACTTTACGTTAGGCTTAATGGTAATTCCACCATTTTCCAAAGTGTTAGCTGAAAGCAAAGCTGCAGAGATATATTCCCCTGCAAATTCTCCGTTGTAAGCTACACTTGCGTTTTGTGTTGTTGTTGTTGGCATTTTTTAAATGTTTAAATTATTTTCTTTTAATATTTGATATTTTAGATAAAACTCTGTCGGATGTACTCAAAGCTCTTTTTTGTCCGTAAAGTTTCATTTCTCTTTGTGGTTCTCCTTCGGGGTTGTGTATTACTTTTTCAAGTTCTACTTTTTCCTCAACTTCTTCCGTTGGCTCAACCTTAGAAAGTTCCTCTTTGTCTGATTCTTCTTCAACATCTTCGGACATTTCTTTTTTGTCCTCAATCATCGCTTTAATTTCCTCAATCATAGATTTAACCTCTGCAAGTTCTTCTTTAGTAGCGTAAGACATTTCCTCTTCTTCAAGCTCTTCTTCTTTGGCTTCTTCTTCGGCAGGAGCTTCTTCGGCTGCACCAATAGATGCAATTACCCCTTCTTCTTCTATAATAAGAATTTCGCCATCTTCTAAAGTGTACTCTCCGACTGGCAAAGCTACTTTTTCATCTTCTGTAACTATAAAAACTTCACTTCCTACTGCAAAATCATCGCTTTCAATTACAGTACCGTTTTCTAATGTAGCCTGTGCTAATTTTACTTCTTCTTGGAGTTCTACCCCAATAAGTTCTTTTACTTTATTTAACATATCTGTTGCTTTCATAAATTTCAATTTATATATATACAATAAGTCTTTAAAACATTTGTTATATTTTTATATTGTGCCTGTGATATTCCCAATCCCTTGTGAGCGAAAGTCGCCATCACAACATTCTGTTGAGTAGGTATTAGTCTCCCAACATAGACAACCCCTACGGTCATCATTCGGGGTTGGTGGTTTTACTTTATTATCTCTCATTGGAATTGTCCGTTTTGTGTTCTTTGTATAAAGTATTGTATATCCCAAATTTTAGCTCCTCCACCGTGTGATTTAATTTTTAAGGTTGCGCCGTCAGAAACAAAAGAACTAGTCGCATAATATTGAATCATAGTATGTTCTTGTTGCGTTGTGTTATTTCCTTTATAAAAAGGTATTACCATATCTAGGTTTTCTATTACACCACCATTTTCAACACTTAAATCTAAATGAGTGTTTTGAGTGTTTGACGCAGAAGCTTTAAACTCTATTGTAATAATATAAACATCGTTTACATTTTCTACGTTTAGTTTTTCTGTTGAACTATCGTAAAAATTTAAAGAGGTATTACTCTTTGTTGTAGTGCCTGCGTTGTTTGGTATCGTTACCTTAACTCCATCTGACAATATTACTTTTGTAGCGTCGCTGATTCCAGTATATTGAGTGTCTTGATACCTTGCCCATCCTAAAGTAGTAGAACCCCCTTGCGGATATACAACAACATTTTGACCGTTATGCCCCATATATAAAGCATCGGTAGTATGGAGCATTGCACCGTTTTCGATATTTACATTATTCACTACCGTTTGATTAACATCTTCGACGTGGACTCTATAAGCTGTGTTTTTAGCCATTAGTTAATAAGCTTTTTAATTCATCTAGTGTCTTAATTGCATCTTGTTCAGCCAAATCGTCTTTTAAGGATTTATCTTGTGGCTTTTCTAATTTATCAGAAAAATAGCCTTCAATAGAAAACCCTTTTACCTTTCCTGTTTTAACATAATTCTCCCAAACGTCATCATTGTGTACTTTCATTGATACCATCCAAGTACCAACAGGCACATCCAATCCATAATGTCTTGACTTATCTTTTTCTCCCTCTACTATCCAACTCTCCACCGCAGTTAATCCAGTCAATGCGACATTGTGTTCTAAAGTAGAGTTATTTTGATTGCCTTTTATAAAAAACAATTCACTCGCCTTCCTTACCGTTTCTTTAGAAAAATAGATATAATACTCATTATCCCCACTTTTCCTGTATATTGGCTTATTAGGTATTAAAGCTGCTCCCATCAGGATGCGCTTTTCTTTATTTACCTCTGCAAATTTAAACTCTTGATTTTTAAGTGCAATAAAATCTTCCTCTATTGCAGGCGATTCTACAACGCTGATGGCTTCGATTCCCGAAATATCATCGTTTTCATCAATTACAAGTTCTACTATGTCCATATAATTACAATAAGTTTTTTGTTTTTTTGTTTTATTTTACCCAATAGAGGCACTACTTTCAATGTTTCTATCAAGTGCCTGTTGTGTCGATACCTCCTGTGAAACAACAAAAGCCTTTACTGGTTTATTTTCTCTGTTCCCTATTGTTTCCGCTAATTGGTTTTCGGGTGCTGCTCCCACAACATTAAATGCGGGTGCTTGTGGTGCTGATGGTGCTGATGCACCTCTACTTCCTCCACCGCCTCCGCCAAAAGATGAAGTCGCTGATTTTGCAGCACCTACCGCGGACTTAATTGCAGCAAATATACCTGCTGATTGTGCGGCAAATGCTATTAATAAAGGTATGTTTTGTGGAAATCCCACTTTAGCCGTTGAAGCAGTACCTTTAGCTAAATCAACTGAAGCTTCTGCTGACCGCATTGTAATTCTTGATAAAGTTGCTTTTGCTTCTGCTATTTGTTCTTTTACAAGCAAAGCCTGTTTAGCAATAAATAAAGCTTTACTTAATGCAGTTTCTTCACCAATTACTGCTCTTAAAGTATCTATGTTACTAAGCATACCTTCAAGTTCTTGCACTCTAAGTTGTTCTTTTAACTCCGCAAGTTCAATCTCTTTTTCTTTTTCTTCTTCTTTTAAATCTAACCTTTCTCTTTCAAGTGAATTTACATTTATTAACTGCTCACTTCTGAAACCTTCTATTTGTGCAAGAATACCCTCCTTTTCTGCCCTTGCATCAAGCAATGCTATTTGATTCTCATCATTTTTATTTTTATTGTATTGTGCTTGTGCAGCAGCTATAACCGCATCGGCATTAGCTAACATCAAACGTTCCTGCTCATTCAATACCTCTGCAAGTTTATTATTTGCTTCTATTCTTTCCTGAATAGTTTTACTCTCATCATCCCTGATTTGTCTAAGCTTTTCCGCTTCTCTGTCTTTTTGTTCTAAGATTATCCTGTTTTGTGCAATTCCTATCTCCGCTGCTCTATTAAGTTCAACAGTATCTTTTGCGGCTTTGATTGTACTTTTGGCATAATCAGTAATCCCCTTAACCACATTGGGTAAAACCTCCGATGCTTTGTCAAACGTATCATTTACACCAGTTAATACATCCAAGCTTTCTTTTCCTGCTTGTTTAACAGAATCCAAAGCACCCGCAAAATCCCCCTCAAATACTTTTTTAACTGCACTCGCTAAATATCCAAATGTTTCTAATAGGCTATTAAACCTTTCCGTTAAGTTTGCTTTTATGGAATTACCGAAATCAATTAAAGCCTGTTTAGGGTCGCTAAATATACTTTTAAAATATCCGACTACTGTGCCTATGTTGTCATTTAAAAAACCAAAAAAGTCATTAAATGCCAAACTTAAAGCTTCCATACCTATATTGAAGCTATTTACAATTACTTGGTTCTTGCCAAATGTTTCTTTTAATATATCAAAGGCTTTTACAACTAAAAAAACAATTCCAGTAGTTTTACCTATGTTTTTTATTGATGCACCAAAGTTCTTAAATCCCTTTGAAGATTTATCTGTACTCTTTTTTAAATCATCAAGGCTTCCTTGTAATTTATTTATTTCATCTTCTTGTTTGTTTACGATTTTTCCTAATTCAGTCGCATTTTTAGCTGCTTCCTCATACTTTAGTTCAAAATCAACAACTACTTTTTTATATGCCATAACTCTTGTCTAAATATATTATACGCTTCTTTTACACTATCAGGATATTTGTTTTTACCTAAAGCTATCTCCGTGTATTTTCCTGATTGCTTGTTTTGTTTCGCTATCTCTAATAAGTTCAAAATATTTTCTATCATAACGTTGTACTTGTTTTCTTACTTGACAATGCATCTGCCTTTGCAAATAATGGGTTCGTATTTGTTCTTACGTAGAATTTCCAGTATATTGTCTGACCACTTGACAAAGAACCTAACTTGGCAGTTATGACTCCAATTACACTTTGTTTGTTGAATGCATTAGTTTCAAAATGAATATTACTCACACTTGGATTTGCTTTTAACGTATCAACATTTGTGCTATCTAAATCACTCGATGTAGTTGAATAGAAAAATCCATATTCGTCGATGTTTGATACCAACCCTATTTTACCTAAAAATACTATTTGGTGTGATAAATATATTTCGCTACTTGTAACGGTTATTGGAGTTACATCAGCAATGATTGATGCGGTTACAACAGGACTTAAATCTTTTTCTATATATTCTGGATTATTAGATGGGTCTAAATCTTTCGGTACAACTTCATTCGTAGATGTTATTACAAAACCATCAGCGTCACAACTACCATCCGCCGTTAAATAGTACAAATCAGTTATGTTTGTGTCATCATCCGCCCTTATACATTTGTTTTCGGTTATAAATTTATCAGGTATTATTGGCGGGACAAATATATCCTCACCAAACGTTTCTTTACTATTTATTAATTCTAAGTCGGATTGTAATGTTTCAAAGTTTGTGGTAATTTTATTGATTCTATACAAATCATTAAATATCCTTAACTTGTCTGCAAGGGTAAACTGACTCAACATTGAGATAGGTAAAAAAGCTTTTGTCTTTAATAATCTCTTTTGTGGGTCAAATATTTCTGAAATATAATTTTGATAATAATTTTTAAACAACGTAGAGTCAAAAGGTGTACCCTGATATTCGTTGTATTCTGCACTAAAGTTTATATTAAACGAAGATGTGGTTTCTAATGAATTAGAGGGGATATAAGCTGCGTATTTAGGTGATATGCTTCCTTCTAAATCTTTTATTCCCATTATACCCGTTGAGGTAGCAATATCTCCAATATCTTTTAAAATAGGGTAAAATAATAAAGGCTCTCCAAGTGTACCCTCTTGATTTATATCAGCACTCCATCCCCATTGTATATCCGTAGCGGTGCTTCCGTTTACATCGTAAAGTCTTTCAAATTTAAAATGCTCAAATGGTAATTCCATCTTATATACAGAACCATCCATTTTTTCAGAAACGTTATATTTTAATTGTCCCCATTCGGACAAAAATTGTTCCTCGTGAGATTTTGCAAAAAAGTTATTAGTTCCTTTAAAAGAAAAATCCACCTCCTTATATGGCAATACGGTATTTACACTTTGGGTAGTCTTATCTATAAAATCCGTAATATCCCACGTGTTTGTGCTTTCTGAATAAAATGAATCTAATGTTTTTACAACAATAGTTCCCGCATCATTTACGTATGCGGTAAGATTAAACATTTTAAATATACCCGTTACAAAGTCAATTACTTTGATTTTAGGTATTTGAGTATTTGCATTTATTCTTGTTTCTGTTCCTACGGCTGCAGTTGCGGTAAAGTGGGTATCTCTTGACCTCTTAAATGCACCCGATACATAATGAACGTGTAGCCTTAAATTAAAAGTGTTTGCCGTAGGGCTTTCTATCCCTATTGATATATTCCCACTTACCAAGCCATCAAGGTTTCCACCCTCCTGCGTACTAAGTAGCCACTCCGTATTGTCATTAAAATTTAAAGATACATTGTCGTATCTTTTTAATTGCTCCCCATCTTTATAAATAATGACATTAAAAGGACTATTTGTAGTCGGTATAACTGCAAAATTCAACCCCTTTGACTTATTGTTTATTAAATCAAAACTTGCAGGGTGAATCTGAACCCCACCATCATCATCTGTAAAAGTATAGTTTGATACAAAAGTTTCATTGGTATCTCCTGATGTTACACTTCCCTTTTTATTATGAAGCCACAAATAAAGATTATTATAAACAGGATTGGATACATTGAAAAAGTCTGTACTAAACTTTATTTTGTACTTATCTTCAATCGCTCTAATTATAGCGTGTATTCTTAAAGCAGGCTTAAGTTGTGATATTTCAAGATTGTAATCCGTGTCCGCTATGTAAGCAATGTTATTTAACGTGTCAGTATTTGCAAATGAATGATTTGAATCGTATATAAATCTTTTGGAATGACTTATAAGGGGGAACAAAATAGCATCTGTAAATATTTCGTTTCCTACAACAACATCTAAACCATCTTCCATATAGGTTTTTATGTTTGCGCTATTGTAGGTAAACCAAAAATAATTTGTTAAAAATTGTAATCCACTTAGTTTATCCTCTCCAAATAAATCTGATATTGTAATTGTGCTACCGTAAAAAGTTAATCTATACGTGTGAGCTTTATTGTCTTTTTTTGTTGCACCCTCTAACTTTATTTTGCCTTTCTTAAATAGTTTATAATTTAAATGAAGTTCGGCATCCTTTTTAAATCTTGCATCGAACCCAACGATATATGGGTCGTGAAAGTGTTTAAAAATTTTGTTATTGTTCTTGGAAGCAGGTACGTTAAAAGTTCTCGAAAAGTCAGTAAATACTTTTTCAATATCCATTACATCTTGAATGGATTGTGTTAAAGTTACCGATTCATCATCAAATAAATCTACTTCCTGACCCTCAACATAAAGCTGTAAATTCAACATTTATCTCACGTTGTTAATTTTATTAAATGCAAAATCAAAATCAATAGTGTAATTTGATAATCTATCGTTAAGACTTGTTTTGAAAGTTAATGACTTTGTTTTGGGTATTATCGGAAGGGTTTGTGATTGGTATCTTATCCAAACGTTTTCAGATAAAAACAATTCCTCAATTACGGAATTACTATCCTCATTTATAAAACCTGTGTTTAATGTGATGCTTTTTCTTGCATTTGTGTTATACCTTTCCTCTTGTCCTTTATAATTAGGATAAAAACTACCGCCATTAATAGATACCGTATTCCTTTTAAACTTTTCATCCGTTACATTAAATGATTCGGTTGATTTTTTAAAGAAATATAAGTCTTGATAAGCACCGTATTTGTTTACAAATGTTACTTTATAAGGCGTGTATTTAGGTTCGCATACATTATATACCTTTACAGTTCTTAAAAGCGTTGTATCGTCTGTATCATAAACCTGAATCGTGCTACTGTTTGAGGGTATTGTAATGTATTGCAACTTTTGATTTGTATTATCATTGTCTGTAATTTGAGTATCTACACTATCAATAGTTACCTTACCAACACCTTCGGCATAAATAGGCAATTTACCCTCAACGTTTTCAGGCAAATAAATAGTATTAGCGGTCATTAAAAGATTATCACTCAATATAGGGTTTATTTCATCTTCAAAATACCCAAATCCATCTACTGCTAAATAAGTATTGGTAACTGGACTACCGTACGTATAAACAACTCCCGCATCATCAATCAATGTTACTATGGTTGTAACCCAAACGCACTTAGATAAATAATCGTTATTAAATGTAACGTCTATATAATCCCTTACAAGTTCGCCAATTTCAAATGCGACATTTGTGTCCGTTCCGATAACGCTCTTTTGTATTTCGTATTTCAAATCAGTAGATGTATAACTCCCTGATATGCCCGAATAAATATATATTTTTAAGTCTGCCGTTTTAAATGCCATTATGCTAATCTTTGAAAAGTTACCTCCATTAAATTAATTGCCCATACTTCTGTAATCAACCCTGTTGTTTCAATTTTTACCCAATAAGTTACACCACCTGCCGCTTCATCTATTTGGTCTAAAGTTAGATTTCTTGGGAATTGCATTTTACTCACCATTATATAGAATCCTCCTGTTGGGTTTATTTGGTCTGATAATAATGGGAATAAAATAGGTTGTCCTAAGGGGAGTCCTGATGCATAAGTACCAACATTATCAGCAATATTATCACTCACTAAATATAACACAAACATGGGTGGAAGTATTGTCCTGCTTCCGCTATTTAAAATATATTCTAAAACCCTATTATCAAAATTAGGTATATTGCCTCCACCTGCAATACCATTAGGATAAGCCTGATTAAATTGGTCTATTGTTAAGAAAGCAAAATCACCACCAAATTCCCAATGGTTGTAACTATAATACCACAATTTATTCCCTGTTGTTGGTTGAGCAGATGAAGGTTGTATCATCGTTACAGGACAAGATATATTACTACCTCCACTATTTGCATATCCTGATGCTGGGGGAGTTATTTGAAATGTTACCGTTCTTTGTGTATCAACAGAAACTGATGAAAAAGACAAAGGACTAAAAGACGCAATAGTTCCCACGTTTGTTTGACCTACTTTTATTGTGCCATTCTCTGCTATCGCTTGATTGGTTAAAGTTGCAACCTCACAAGTAAACTCTGGTAATGAAGTTGATGATTGTGTGAAAGTCTTAAAACACTCTACCGTTGCCCCTCCGTTGGTATATCCTACACCTGTTGGTACGGTTATATCAAAATACAAAGTTACACTTCTTGCGCTTCCTGTATTGTTTGCGGGATAGCTTGTAATGGTTGTACCTCCTGATGTGTCTTTAACGGCGGTTATAGTACCATTTACAGAAGGATTTGTAATCACTCCCGTATTTGATATACCACCACCTGTCAAGTAAGCATAATTACAATCATAGGTAACATTAGCCGATAATGTTATGGATATTGATTGAGTTGCATTACACGTCAAAGGATTGCCATCGGAAGCCTCTACAAATATATTAATCACCCCTGTTTTATTTAAAGAATATATATTTAGGGTATTATATCCTATTGATGTCGATACAAATGTAGTATAACTGTTAGTAACACTATAACTTGATATTGGGTCTGCTCCTGCGGTAAAATAGCTTGAAAGGTCTATACTTACTGAATCCCCTCCCGTGTCTAATGATTGACTTGGAATACTACCATTTAAAGTAACTCCACCTGTACACACGTAAGCAGGTTGGGTAACAGTATCGGAACAGTCGATTGTTTCATTTCCTGAATTACTAAAGTTAGAAGGTATTGATATTGTAAAGGTAATTGTTCTACTTGTGCTTGATACTACTGTGCTGAATTTTCCATCAGCGAAATCAATATCGGTAGATGTATAACTCTTTATGACCCCATAATCAGAGGTCGGCAAAGTTACATTCCCGAATTGGTCTATTTGTAATCCCCTTAAATTAATTAAAGTACAGTCTAATGCAACACTTGGAAGTGCAGGTTCGCTATAATTTAAATAATAAGGACTTCTTATGTTAATTTTTGTCATCTTGTAAACTCTATAAATTCATCAATATCTAATGCAAACTTTTCAATTAGCTCTTCGGGTAGTTTTAAATATGCGTTCTCAAATGGTTTAGTAAAAAAGAATGAAGCTCTTAATCCTTTCTTATAAATACTTCTTGCTATGACATACGTCAAACTATTTATATTCCCCTCTATGCCCTTTCTCTTTATCCATTGTTGTATAGATTTTCTTGCTTCTGCATTTAACGGCATTTTCTTATACTTAAACCGACTGTCTTTACTTTTTGGGTATGTACTCTCCGCTCCCTTAACTCCTTCATCTTGATATATACCATAGTCCGCCATATAAAACTCTAAAGAAAAGCTATTAGGACTTACTTTTAATTCATATCCTAAACTACCATCTAAATCACCACTTGATGAACCTGTAATAAATTTGTTATTACGATGCCTTCTAAGGTTACCCTTTGATTGTTTTATAACAGTATTAGCAAATGCCTCTAGGGCTTGTTTAGTTTGATTAAAAGTCATTAGCAAATGGTCATATCGTTTTGTACTATCACATCAAAGGTTGCAGTCCATCCTGCAAGTTTATTCTCAAACCTATCCACAAACGGTTCACAAGATACATCACCATCTACTTGATAAAGTTCTGTATAACTATCCCCTCTTTGTAATTCGTTTATTATTCTTGTAAGTAATGCTAATTGAGTATTTAAAATATCTTGTTCATTGTCATTTCCTACAAATGCATCGGTTGTTTCTTCTTTGCTTATATCAACCATGTCCATTGCCAATATTGAAATACTAAAGGTTGTAGTCTTAGGACTAACTACTGCATTATTTACGATTATATGCGACAAAGGGAATATACTTTGTTTGTCCAAATCAACATCGTCAATGCTTCCGAATGTAATGGTCTTTACAAATGGCTCTGCATCTAATAATGTTTTTATTTTATTGGTTATGTTATAAAATCCTTTCATCTTTTCTTAATCATTGATTTCTCTAATTCTATTTTTTCTTTTTCAAAAGCTAAATACATAAACGACTGATGTACGTTTAGTTTTGTAACGTTTTCAAATCGAGTAATATCTCCTTTAGCCAATCCGTAGATAGATTGATACCATCCCCATTTTCTACCAAAGTTGCTCGTTGTTGTGTAGTCAGATTCTCTGTCATCTCCTTCGATAAATATTTCAGGGTATTTTTCAACAGTTCGTTTCTTAAACTCCAAAAAAAAACAAGCGAACCCATTACAACATCCAAAGGTATATTTTTCATCCTCTCGTCATTTTCCATTCCCGTGTAATCTTCTATCTGATACCTATGTCCTTTTTGGAACTTAACTGGTCTATACAATACAGACATCGCTTTGTGCATTGTTTCCCAATCCCCTAAAGTGTTATCGAGGTCAATGTATTCCCCTAAAGTAATATCATCAAGCTTTGGTATAAAACCGTAATCAATACCACCCATTTTGAATATTGGTATCAATGAGGTTTTAACATCAAACATTTTATTTATTTCACTTACAATATTATTTACATAAGTGTATTTTATTTTAGCAATATCTTTTAAATCAATATTACAAAATATCTCTACCATCTTATGTAATAAAAAACTCGTGCTCTCGTTTTCGCCAGTATTGATTTTGGCAAACTTTTGATATTGTCCTAAAGTTATATCAGACAATTCTTCGGGTATGTAAATATCTAATTTCATAATGTATATTAATACAATAAAATAAACGCAATTATGTATAAAAAGAAAAGGGCATCATTTCTGACACCCTAATCCCACTTTAAAACAAATCAAATGAAAAAACTTAAATTTCTTTTTTTATATATTCTTTCTTTAAAAAATCGTATGTGTATGATTTATCTTTAAACTTGTGCTTATATCTAAAATAAACCTCAACATATAACTCTCTCATTTTGTCAGACATTATCTCATTATCCTTTTTAGTCTGCTTATAAATAGTCTTTCCGTATTGATATTGGTTTTGATATTCAAGTACCAATACTTGTTTCTTATTGTTCTCGATAGGCTTAGGGTATATCCTTAAACCATTCTCCCAACACCTTACCATCATTTGTTCATCTGTTATCCTCGCCATATCCAAAATGCTATTTTAACAAAAGCATATAAAGATAGGTAAGAACATACAAAAAATATAACTGTACTTAATAATGCTTTCTTTAGTTGCTTTCTGTTTTCTTTAGAACAAATCTCTTTTTTAATAATTATGTAATCATTCATAGTATTATCGTTTTGTGTTTATATTGCTAATATATAACCTTTTTTTTAATTAACAAAAAAAACTAATTATTTTTAATAAATATGATATTCGCCCCTGTTAGCGTTACTCACTACGTCTGTGAGTATATATCGACAGGCATCGATGCAATCAGGGTGTTCGCCTGTTGGTTTAGACAAGGTATCACCATTCTTGTCTTTTGCCCATACGTACCCTTGAAGTTCCCTTTTTAAATTCCTACTTCTACTTGTAACGTATATTTCATTTTGGTTTATTAGATTGATACCAAAGTTTACAGAGTCGCTCCCTTTGGTACAAGGGTATATATTATGTCCATCTCTTCTAAGGGTTTCTATGGACTTGGGTTCTGCTTGGTCAGCGATTATATTGTCTTTTATGTTATTATGTCTTAGAAACAAGCTAACATCCCTTAAAACAGTATTGGACTTGTAAAACACTTCATCAAATATGTAGGCATCATTGTATTTGTATAATGCTATTATTGTTGTGGGGTCAGTATATCCAAAGTCCATTCCGTATCCCAATATCCTCGCTTGGTCTGGTATCTTGTCTATCTCTTTCCAATCGGGAATGCACACACCCTCTAAGCTACCTACCTCACCATCTAAATAAACCCTACACCAATTTGACCAATAGGTTGATGTCTTAGCTTTCTCCCTTGCTTTTAATAATTCTTTTACAATGCTATCAGGCAAACTATCATTCTCTTTATATGTGAGTGTTACAAAGTCTGTATCGGGTTGCCCTATTAGTTCCTTATCTACCCAAAATAAATTAGTAGGGTTATAGTCCAACCATATTGTGCCTGATGTTCTGATTGCTAATTGTTGGTAAGCATCAAACGGAATATTATTACACTCATTTATAAATAGGTCTGTTCTTCTTGCTCCCCTTAGTTTATCAGGTTGGTCAGTACTAAAAAATTCAATATAGCTCCCATTTGTAAATATGTATTTTAAGGTACTTTTATTGAACTGACTATCCTTATACCTATTAAGACCATTTAGAATGCCTAAGAAGTCCTTTAAAGCACCTCTACGCAAGTGTGGGATGCTTTCAGATACTACGCTTATTTCTTTGTTTGGGTTTTTAATTGCATAATCTATCAGGATTGTAAGTATGCAAATAGTTTTACCTGCTGATGTACCACCTCTAACAATTCTAAGGCGGTTATTCAGTTCTCTTAATGTATCAAGTGCTTTAGTCTTTTTTACCTGCATACTAATCTACAAACAATGGCAAGTCCTCATTGATTGTAATATCTTTAGTTTCTCTTGGTTTACCTGCGTAGTAATTATAAAAGAGTTGTACGTATTTAAAATCCTGCTTTTCTAATCCTTTCATTAGAGCATCAAACGCTAACGGTTCTAATGGTGTAAGCTTTTCTATTAATGCAACTTCATCAGCTTTAGGTTTTCTACCTGCGTTTTTATTCCCTCCGTTAAACTTTCTTCTATCCATAATCAAAAAATTTCATTAATGATTCTAGATATACAATAAAGAAATCTATTCTTTGTTAAACATCAAAGCCACAACTAATGATATTATTGCGGTTAGATAGAAGATAGTTATTGCCTCTGACATTAGTTATCTCATTGATGCGTTAAAACATTCATTAGAACATACGGTCTTGTTTTCAGTCATTTCTTTACCGCACTCCATACATTCGTATAGTTCTTCATCTTCCCAATTCTCGATTTCCCCAATTTTTATTATTGTGTTCATTTAAGTTTTTTAATATTTCTTTTAATTGTTGATTTTGTTTTATTAGACTCCTGTTTAAATGTATTGATTTTATATACTTTGATTTAAAGTAATCTCTTGATTTAAATTTCTTTGCCTCTCTTTTATACAAAGATGCGACCTTTTTATTTATCGTATCATACATTTCTATATAGTTCGGTTCGTGTTTAGAAATCCAATTGTCAAACAGATTTACTCCGTGTACTATTGTAGCGTGGTTTTTATCTACAATATTAGCTATTGATTGAAAAGTTCCTAAATTATAATCTCTGCATACTTTATAAAACATAGCTCTTGCATATACATAATCTGGTATTCTCGAATTGTATGTTATATCAAGTCCTGTTACGTTGTTTACTATTTCTTTAATTTCATTTAAATCCATATTCTAATTCTTTTATCGCTTTTAATATTCCTGCACAAGCCTCATAATCCTCTATTTCCTCATAGAGCTTTAATGTCTTATACATTTCTTTTATTGATACTCCGTTATCAAAGTCTATTAGTGCTAATAGATAAAATTCATTTATTGCTCTTTTATTCAAAACATCCTAAGTTGGGATTTATATTTAATTAGTCTTTTGTCCGCAATATTACAATATTCTTTTGAGATTTCACTTCCTACATAATTTCTGTTTAATAGAATAGAAGCTTTAGCGGTTGTACCTGTTCCCATAAAGGGGTCATAAATTAAATCTCCTTCTTTAGAAAAATAATTTATAAAGTATTTAGGCAACCAATCACCAAACGAAAAGGAATGTCCTTTGTTTTCTTTATCATTATTTACTGGTTTTATGATGCAATTCCTGACATAATCTCCATTGTAGTTACTAAAGTTACAATGTTTAAATGTTGATTTATCGGGATTATCTTTAGAGAAACAAAAAATGTATTCATAACCTCTTGATACACCATTATCATTTATATTACTCGGGGGGTTGGTTTTTGCCCATATAAAAGTTTCTTTAAGTTCTTTGTTAAAATTATTAAGTATGTTTCTTACTACACCTCTATTGCCCTTTACTTCCTGTATATTCCAAAAAATATAGTATTTAGTTACCCTCAACAACTCTTGAATCCATTTGTTTGTTTGTTCAAAATATTCTTCTAATGGTAAATCATCTGAATAAGACTCGTAAGATAGTGATTCTTTTCCACCCCCATTTTTTCTACCATTCCCCATATTATAAGGGGGGGAAGTAACAACTACATCCAAAAAATCATTTGGCATCTTGGACATAGTTGTCATACAATCCTCTTGATATATTTTATTTATATCAATCATTACTAATCAATTTGGCAAACTCAAAGTCATTCATATCATATAGTTCGTGAAGTTTATTTTTTATATTCTCTCTATGTTGTGTAATCATTTGCCTTTTTGATTTCAAATAACTAATATAAGCATCAACCCTACTAACAAAATCCTTTACGTTGTCAGGCGATTGAAATTTGACTGATTTACCAAAACCGACCACTCCCGATAAAGTGTGAGAGGGAAAATTATATTTTAGTCTAAAGTGTTTTGTCAAAAGGTAAGTTGTTTGAGCGAATATCATTTCATTAAAAATTACAGTACCCTTTTTAAATTTAGGCTTATTTTTTACAAATATACTTAGTATTTTATCTAAAGTTAAACCACTTTGTTCCATTCTATTTTGGATAAATTCATAATTCGGATATTGTTCATTATCATACCCAAAATTAATCCACGAATGTAAAAAATCATCAAGAACCCATCCCTTACCAGTGGTGTTGAGTTTAGCAATTAAATCAATAACATCCCTTTTAGTATTACATTTTATTACCGAAACCTCAACCAAATCATTTGATTTCATCAAACTATAAAGAGCAGTTAAAGTGTGTTGCCCATCCCCAATAGCTTTCTTATCGTTATCATATTTTAAGACAACAAGTACAGGGGGTTTTATCAATCCATAGGTTAATAAAGAATCTCTTATCCCATTTGCGTGACTTTCCTTGATTTTTCTATTAAAAGGCAATAGATTTTCCTGTTTTAGAAGTTCGCCCACTTCTTTTTTTGTAATTGTGATTGTTGGTGTTTTGTAATGTTTCATTTTATTAAATTTATGTGTTGCCTACTCTATCAGCTTTTCGGCTACCGCTATTTTGTATAAAGATATTAATTTTTTATTAACTAACAAATTTTATTATAATATTCCCCTCATTACATATTGGTCTATGTCGGTATCACTATCAAAGAAGTATTTATAATTATCGATAGCCTGAATAAACTTTTGCCTACCTCTTTCTATAAATTCTTCACTCGTGTCGAATATTCCAACATCAGTACTTTTTTTGTCTATAACTAAAAAGGTAAACTTCTCCTTATCAAATAATCTTAAATATAAATAGGATTGTAAGTCATACCCATATTTATCAGCACTATATCTAAAGGTGGATAAATCTGCCGTGGTTTTATAATCTACGATAGTATCATCTCTTAATATATCTGCCTTTCCTCTTATAGCATAACCATCAAGCATTTTAATCATAGGCACCTCAAACTCTGCTTTGTTTAATAGTTTAAGTGCTGCTTCATTTCTTAGGATTGCATCGGTTAATCTTTGAGCTTCTTGCTTTTCTTTTTCAAGAAACACCTCATGATGTTTTTCCTTTGCCTGCTTGTAAATCTTTGTGTTCTTAGTACTCGCATCAACAAAGTGAATGTTGTCTATTATATTAGGTTCCAATAGCATCCAATGAGTTAGTTTACCAGTTGATAAAGCAGCAGAATCTTCACTACCGTACTTCATTATATTTCTGTAAGTCTTTGGACTTTTAAGCAATAATTTTAGACTACTACTGCTCAATGCGTGTTTGCCTAAATGACCGTAGTAAAACTCATCGCTATACATTTGGGTAAGAATTTCATCCAATCCCCAAGGCTCTCCGTTTAAAAGTATTATCATAGGTTTATTATTTCAGCTTCTTCTGATAATCTTTTATCAAGTTCTTGTTTACACCTTTCTCGATAGCCATCTAAAACCATCGGATTGTTGATTGCTTTTTCTAATTCCCAATAGGTTAGGGAAGAATAATAATAGTTTTCGTAATTCATCTTTTTTATATTTATGTTTCAAATGTAGTTATTATTTTTTAATTAACAAATCTTTTTTTTCTAATTTTTCAATCCTGCCTAAAATAATTATACAAAACCTTTGGAGTTCTCTCAACTCCTTTTGCATTTTAATTAAATTACTTTCTTTCATTTAAATCTTTTTTTAGTCGTTCTATATAACAAGCACCATCCAATAGTTCCTCTTGTAAGTGTTGTAACCACTCTAAGGTAGATAACTTACTATCATTTAGTGTAGTGTCGTATTTTGTTATTCCAATCTTGCTTCTTAGCGAAAGCATATCTTTCACCTTTTCCACTATTGGGTCATTTATATCTTTTAACCTACGTGTGTTAATTGTTGAGTTTGTTTCCCAATACTTAGTTATTGAATCGCTCATAGACCTAATTGTATTTTGGTTTTTAGTTTATTTATTTCATTTTCCAATTCCAATACTTTTGATTCTGCTTTAGTGGCTCTATCTATTGCCCTAAGTTTATCACTACGGTATTCTGATTGTATTTGCTCGTGATA